GTATCCATACCTTTGCAAGGTTGTGTACCGTCAAAATTTGGTGCGTTAGTACCAAGAGTTCTTTTGCCAGAATCTCCAAGCATTACATGCGCCATTTGGCTCATTTTCACTCCCATATCTTTTTTCGATATAACGTAGCCCGTATCTTATTTGTAGTTGTGCATTTTCTGTTTTTTCTACTTTGTAGTTGCCCCAAGTAGAGGGCATGAACTGTGCGATTCCATAAGCACCAGAAGACTTATTTAAAGCCTTAGGGTTAAAGTGGCTCTCTTTAGTCCACAGGTTACGGAGACATGTCCATTCGCCAATTGACCAGTCCTTTGTATAGACAGTCAAAAAAGCGAGCGCTTCAGCGTCAAAGTATTTGACGGTGTCACTTGCCAAGGCCGCCTTGGCTGCTGATTTTGTTGTTACTACTTTAAGGCGGGAAAGCGATACGGTTATAGGCTTTTCATTGGCGACCAGAAATTTTTGCTGGGCATCCTTTGAAGTGCTTATTGCGTACGCTGGGGTAACCACATGGGTCAAGATTAAAAATCCTGCCATTACAGCTGCTCCCACCTTCTTTAAATCAATTGTTAGATTGATTCTGATATTAAGCATTTGATTGCTCCTCTCAGTGCGAAAAGCCACCATCACTGGTGGCTTATCACCTACAAGGTTGCCACAGCCATACAGGGTAAGTCAAGTGCAAACAAAAAAATTAAATATTTATATTTTAATGAGACAAATTAGGTATTTACGTATTTAATTATGTATTACCTCACGCTTGTTTTTATAATATGGACGACATAACGTACTAATCAAATTTAAACTAGGATTGGTATACTATGTCAGTAAATGATTGGGCGGCAACGCTCTCAGGATTTGCAGCTTTTGGAGCTGCGTTAGTTGCATCGACCACATGGATTCTTCGTCAGTGGTTAAAAAACTATGTACATGAACTTAAGCCCAACGGCGGGGGCTCAATGAAAGATACCGTCAATAAAATCCATTCAGAAATGGTAGACCTACGTATTGCTGTTGCTCGTCTTGAAGGCCGCTTCACACAGCACCTAGACGAAACTAATAATTAGTAGTACCCTTTTCTTATCCCACACACATAGGGATAAAAGGAGAAACATGAATAAGGAACAACTTATTTCAGCTGTTGGCACATATCTACGTGCTTCAGCTGCAGCGGTAGCCGCTCTATACATGAGCGGTATAACAGACCCAAAGACTCTGCTAAATGCTTTTGTTGCTGGTCTAGTCGGTCCACTTGCTAAAGCGCTAAATCCTAAAGATAAGGCGTACGGAATCGGCTCTACTAAGTAGAATAGGAGGAGGCGGGTAACCCCCGCCTCCCACTATTAGGAGGATATTATGGCAAACGTAAAATGTGACAACTGTGATTCAAATGCGGAATATACCTGCGCTGACCCTGGCGTAAACCCAGTTAACTATTGCTCTAACTGTTTGCCAGCTTGGCTTCGTGACCGCGCTAATCTAGGTCACTTCCCATTAGTAGAGGCTATTGATGATAAGCCTGCTGATAAAGCTGCAAAGAAAAAAGCAGAGCCAAAAGCGGACGAAGTAGCCGCGGATGAAAGTAACTAGACGACAAGCAGTTCAAGTTCATCCAGTTCCTGACACGGTAATAAACCCACAGGGGCCTTTTCCAAGTGAACTATTTAAAGAATCTCGAATAGTTACCGACTATGACTCTCCTCAAGATGAAGATGGCTCAGACTTTGAATTAGGGGCTACAGCCCAAAATAACTATAACCCGCCTAAGTATCTTCGTTGTGCTCGTTGTTTTGCACGTGTTTTAGAAACTGAGACTCAGATGCATACCTGTGAGGAATGATGGCTTCAAAAAAACAAAAAGAAACCATGTCTGCACGCTGGAAAGAAGTCAGCGATGAACTACAACGTTTAAATGATTTTGACTCAAGAGTTCCAAAAGATGTTACTGAGGCTGGTACAAAACTAGAAACCGCTCCTACTAGTAACCCACCAAGACCAAGAGCAAAGAGCATCGGTTATAACGCTAACTCTAAAACTCTATACGTGGTGTTTAGAGACAACACATGGTGGGAGTATAGAAACGTCCCTACTAAAATGTGGGTAGCTCTTCAAAACTCATCTTCAACAGGTAAGTATTTAAAAGAATCTGGTTTAGATACCTGGGAGGATATGGGACCAGCAAATCTAGATGAAATGTCGACAGAGGCTAAAACACGAATGAGCGACAATGCTGCAAAAGCAGATAAGATTCAGGGTCTACCAACTTTAGATGACTACCTGTTTGGGCGTAAATAATACGATGAAATCATACGGACCACTATACGGCGGAACCTTAAGGTACTGGCATAAAAAGGCTTTACCTGTAATTGAGGTTGGAACTACCCGAGAAATTGAACACCCCTACCGTTTAGGCAAATGTTTAGTTTTTAGAGTACCCTTTACAACTCCAGGTTTTTATTGTGGTATTTGGGTAAATAATCCAAATGTTAATCCAGATGACGAAGCCAGGATAGATGAGATATTAAAAGGCGCCATGAAAGGACGAACCGCCTGGAAACCAGAGGACGGGGCATATGATGAGTTTTTTTAAAAATAAAAAGCCTTGGGTAAAACCATTTTCTGAAAAAGTTGCCCGAAGGGTGTCTAAAATACCAACTGGTGATTTAGAAATGTGGGCAGAACAGGCCTTAATTGATATATCTAGATGCCTATCCTCTTATTCTAAAAATAGAGACACTCTTTTTTTAGATGAAGCTTTGCAGGGTTCTGAAGCTTTGCATGCCGTTGTTAACGAGTTGCATAGCAGAATGAAAAGCCGTTAAATCTATTTGTCGATTTTATGCTAAACTTTACTCTGCCTCTCTTCCTCTCCCCGTGTGGTGGCATCAAAAGGTCCTGGGTATAACTGCCCAGGCTTTTTGTTTTCTATTAAACTAAGGTTAATATGGACAACAACATTGTTTTAGAAGAAGACGACGAAGAGTTCTTTCCTGAGGATGAACTTGAAGAAGACGACGCCCTTCCCGAAGAAGAGGAAGAAGAGCTTGATGAGTTATCTAAAGAGTTTGTAAAAAAATTAGTTGACCGTTGCATTCAATTTATGGATGCTCTTGTAGGACACAGTCTTCACCCATATCAAATGCCACTAGCTAGGCGCATAATTGAATCTGTAATTATTAATGATGGTGAAGAGGTAACAGCTCTTGCAGCACGCCAGTCAGGTAAATCAGAAACTATTGCTAACACTGTAGCTACACTTATGGTGCTACTGCCACGCCTTGCAAAAATGTATCCAGATTTACTTGGTAAATTTGAAAATGGCATTTGGATTGGCATGTTTGCTCCTGTAGAGGGACAGGTAGAAACTCTCTTTGGTCGTACCGTAAACCGACTTACATCAGAAAGAGCGCTTGAAATCTTAGGCGACCCTGAGATTGACGACTCTTTAGGTAAAGTGCCTGGAGTTACACGACAAATTAAATTAAAGAATTCTGGCTCATCTTTAATGATGATGACCGCTAACCCTCGTGCAAAAATTGAATCTAAATCATTCCACCTTATTGTTATTGACGAGTGTCAAGAAGCAGATGACTTTGTAGTATCTAAATCTATCTCTCCTATGCTTGCATACTACTCAGGAACCATGGTTAAGACAGGAACACCTACTACACACAAAAATAACTTTTATCGTTCTATACAATTAAATAAGCGTCGTCAGACAGGTACTCGAGCAAGGCAAAACCACTTTGAGTGGGATTACCGAGATGTTTCTAAGTGCAACGCTAATTACGCAAAGTTCATTAAAAAAGAAATGCTACGTATTGGAGAAGATTCAGATGAATTCCAAATGTCGTACTGCTGCAAGTGGTTGCTGGAAAGAGGGATGTTCGTTACATCCACAATTATGGACGAACTTGGAGACACCTCGCAAGAGTTGGTTAAAGCTTGGCATCGTTCTCCAGTTGTGGTCGGCATCGACCCCGCTCGCAAATTGGATTCGACGGTCGTCACGGTTGTCTGGGTAGATTGGGATAGACCAGATGAGTTTGGTTATTATGACCACAGAATTTTAAATTGGTTAGAAATTCAAGGTGATGACTGGGAAGACCAATATTTTCAAATTGTTAACTTTCTTGGCAGTTACGATGTGCTAAGTGTTGGTGTAGATGCTAACGGTGTTGGTGATGCAGTTGCTCAAAGATTAAGGCTATTACTTCCTAGAGCTGAAGTTTACTCAATTGGAAGTAGTCAACCAGAGCAATCAAAACGTTGGAAGCATCTTAAAGCTTTAATTGACAGACGTATGGTTGGCTGGCCCGCTCACGCTAAAACTCGCCGCCTTCGTACTTGGAAGCGTTTTTATCAACAAATGACAGATTTGGAAACAAAGTTTCAAGGACCTAACTTCCTTGCTCATGCCCCAGATGAAGCCCATGCCCATGATGATTATGCCGATAGCCTAGCAATTGCTTGTTCACTAACCTTAGACTTAACCATGCCCATGGTTGAGGTTTCTAGCTCTCCATTTTTCAAATAGTTGCTACTTTAGCCTGACTTTACACTCAACCCGCAGGATACTTTTCTACGAGGTCCTCAACCCTTATAAGGAGTAATAAAAATGGCAATTGCCCCAACACCAAAGTTTCCTGAGCGTCCAGGCAACACTTACGACCGTAAGATGTCCCCTGCAACTCCAGGACAACGTGGCCCTCTTCGTTTCGAAGAAGGTCTTGCAACAGACACCGATATTCCACAGGAGTTTACTAACGGTGCAATGCAGGGATACGAACCTGCAGCAGGTCGTCCTAACCGTAACAAGCCAGTTCATACAAAGACAGCTGAAGAAACAATGCGTGAGCGTGCTCACGTAGGTTCAGCAGCTTGGGTAGAAGCACCAGCAAACTTATCTGAGTTTTCTGCTGGCGCATTTGCTGACCATGGCGATAACCGCTTTGAGGAAGTTTTCCGCAGCGGCGCTAATCAAAAAGCATCTAACCCTTCAGTCGTAACCGATTAATTAGGTTTCCTACCCCCGTTTTTCTGCAGGTCTTTAACATACCTGGCGGGGGTAGGTTCCTTATTTATAAAAGGATTTGATATGGCATTAATTAAAGGTAAAGAAGTAAAAGAAACGGAAAAGCGCGAAGCCGCTAATCCTAAACTTTGGAACATGATTACCGCACAAGCAAATACAAAATTTTCTAAAAACTCTCCCGCCCGTGGTCACTGGATTCACGCCAAATACAACCAAATGGGTGGTCAATACGTTAAGTCTAAAAAAGATGTTGACCCACGTTTTAGGGACTACACACAAGAAGCATTAGATAAAAAAGAAGATTCAGAAAAAAAGAAGGTTACTAAGCCAATCAAAAAGAAAGTCATGAGATAAGCGCTTTAACTAAATTTACCATTCGTGGTATTCTTAGCGCCTCTTAAGTTAGAAACAGGTGAGTTTTGAGCGGTATTGATTTTTCGCCTCCCTCTTACAGGGCTGCGTCTAGCGACCTTACAATATCCATTTCTCCCCTTGGGTTGGTGGAATTAGCAGATGAAGAGTTCGAAGTTCATGGCCCTCGTCTTAATCGCTATTCTCTTAACTGGGCCATGTATCTTGGTCATCACTATTCTTACCGCCGTCAAGTAGGCGAATCACAATTAGTTCTTAACTATTTCCGTGCTTTTACAGATTTTATTATTAATTTTACCTTTGGTAAAGGTGTTAATTTTCGTTCACCAAAAGAGACTGAAGCAATTGTTCCCGACCTACTTGAAAGAGTATGGGAAGTAGATAATAATAAAGCCACAGTATTGTGGGAAATGGGACAGCAAGGTTCAGTATCTGGAGACTGTTTTATTAAAGTTGCTTATGAAGAACCTTGGACAGACCCTTCAGGAATGCAGCATCCAGGTCGTGTTCGAATTCTACCTCTCAATGCATCTTTCTGTTTTCCAGAATTTCATCCGCACGACCGCGAACGTTTAATACGTTTTAAATTAAAGTATCGTTTCTGGGGCACATCACTAGAGGGTACACGTCAGGTATTTACTTACACTGAAATTCTTACAGAGGATGTGATTGAGGAATACATTAACGATGAACTTATTGACTCTCGCCCTAACCCGCTTGGTACTATTCCCATTGTTCATATTCCAAATGTTCGCATTAGTGGTAGCCCTTGGGGTCTTAGCGATTGTCATGATGTCATTAATATTAATCGCACTTATAACGAGACTGCTACTGATATCGCTGACATCGTTAATTATCATGCTGCTCCCGTCACAGTCATCATTGGTGCCAAAGCTTCACAATTGGAAAAAGGCGCTAACAAGGTCTGGGGTGGACTACCAAAAGACGCGAAGGTCGAGAACCTAGAAGGCGGAGCACAAGGTCTTAAGGGTGCTATGGAGTTTTTAGCTATGCTAAAGAAGTCTATGCATGAAATGATTGGTATTCCAGAAACAGCTCTTGGTCAAGCACAGCCTATTTCTAATACCTCTGGCGTTGCTCTATCTATTCAATTCCAGCCATTGATGAATCGCTACCACCAAAAAATTATTCAGTACGCACGTGGCTTAGAGCGAGTTAATGAGTTGATTTTACGTAGCTTAGCTATTAAAGAACCAGAGACTTTTACTTGGGACCCAACTACTGACGTTAAGTTAAAAAAGGGACAAGTTGACCAACTAGACCCTAATGACCCAATTACTTACCTTTCATATGTACATTTCCCACAACCTTTGCCACTAGATAAACTAATTGCTCTTAATGAGGTTCAATCTATGCTTTCTTTGGGTCTTGAATCTAAAGAGGGAGCACTTAGAACTCTTGGTGAAGAGTTTCCCGCTGAAAAACTTAATGAAATTCGTCAAGAGCTTCTTGATGACGCGACCGCTGATGGGGCTCTTAAGTTACTACAAACTCAAATTGAACAAGAAATTGCAGAATTAACAGGAACTATGCCAAATCCAGAAACTGGAGGCGCTCCAGGTGCTCCAAGTGCATCTGGTAAACCAGGGGCTCCTGCTGTATTACCTCCAACAATAGATGGCGCACTAGCCGCCGCGGATATGGGTGAAGCAGACCTCCGCAACAAGCTAGTAACAGAAGCTTATGGCACGGTCCTCCCTCAGAGGCGTGTGCCAGAAGAGTATGAAAAATAGTCGTTTAACCTGACATTTTCGTGCTGAAAGGACAGAATATAAACAACGTTTGGTCATATGTGTTATTAATTCGGACAACGACCCCTAGGATGTAAGGAAGCAAAAATGGAAACAGCAGAAGTAAACGCCGAGGCCTTTGCGGTCGAAGCAGGAGTAGTTCCAGTTGTAGCGCAGTCGTCAGACAACACTGTTGTCGCTGACGCACCTACTACTAAGGCA